AGCCGTAGGTGAGTTAAGGCAAAACGCTATATTGGCCGTCAATGCACCAACAACACCGGAAACCATAGCAATATCAGGGTCGTATTCGCTCTTGATAATGCCCTCTGACTTTAGGTGGGTTGAGCAAATGTGGAACTGGTTGCTGTCGAGGACAAATACTATTTCCTCGCCGGACCCACCGCCACTATGGTCATTGTCATCCGGCACATCGGTATCCTTGATACAAGTCAGCGAATCAACGACCATGTTCGGGAAGCCTGCTAATACCAATTCTTTGCGACCCAAAGGAACCTGATAACCCGTTGCTTGTGCCGCAGTAATCTTAGCCTTTAACGCCATGAACGGAGTAACATTCATCAATGCAATGTCGGGTTTAATTCTCGTACCAGTACCCGATACACTTGCTGTAATACTCATCGTGTTAGCCATGTAATCAAGAATCTGAACACAACCAGTTGACCATTGAGTTGAACCCGGAACGCCGGCTTTATCGCAAATCTCATCACAATCACCAACGAGAGGCGCAAACTGTGCTTCGTCCCAACCACGACTATTTACATCATTACCGTTTCTTACAAGCAAATCGTATGCGGTTGTTGATGCGGCGGTATTGAGAGTCTTACCTGCATACGTTTGACCTGCCGAAACAATAGCTTTGTCCGATTCTTCGTAAGCCTGACCGCAAGCCGCCCATAATCCAACTGGGTCCTCGGATGTTTTATTGGGATTGTAAATCGACGGGCCGTAAGCGTCATACATGAAAATTTGAGCCAACTTTAAATTCTCTTTAATAACATCATAGTTTTTGTTCGCGTTGGCGTTGCGGTTGGCCTCGATGGTTCTGTTACCAACACCCCAGGTTTTCTCAAGGTAGCAATAAGGCAAAGAAAGCTCGTTAGCAACTTTCTGTTCCTCGAAAGTCCTAACGCCCAACTCACCGCCACCCCAAGTAGGAGTCTCGTCGGTGGGTACGTAACGTACACGCCAATCAAAAGACGTATGACTGCCGCCCCACTTCACTCTTTTTTCCGCCAGTTTCAGCAAGGCTCTTTCATTGAAAAAACCCTCCTGTATTTTAGGCAGAACACTTTTTATCTTTTGGGCAATAGCCCTTGTGTCAATAGCATCTTGTACACTCATTAGTAGTGTCTCCTTTTAGTTTACGCCTCGTCCCAAGTATCATCAAATGACTTATTCTTATCCGGTAAGGCTTTCGCCTTTGCTTTCGGGTGGGACTCCGCTTTTTTGTTTTTGTTTATAGTTTCTTTAATTTTCTTCTTATCAACGGTTGGCACTTTCTTTTCTTCTTTGGGTGCAAAGTTTCCCCTTGCCTCATCGAAGCCCATCGTTGGATGCTTTACCATTAGACCATAAACATTGTCTCGTATCGCTGCAATGTCCTCGTCCTCGGATAGCCACATCTTAGATAAATTGTGTAAATCGCTGTAAGACCTTTTCTGTCCGCCGAGATATAGCGGGTCGTCGAAAATCTGCATTTGCTCGACCTCGACATCAGTCGGTTTGGCGGTGTTCAGGAAAGTCGTGTAAGCGATTTCTTCCTTTACTTCACCAATCGACTCTTTCGGTACTGCTTTGGCGACTTCCTCTTTTATCATTTCACTGATAGTGCCGCCGCCGTAAGTCATAATTGCCCTTATTGGATTATTCTCATATAACGTATTAAATTTCGCCGCGTCAGCGTCATTCAATTCCGGAATACTCGATAGTGTGTCCTTTTTTTCAGGCTTCTTTTCTTCTTTTGATTCTTTTTTGCTCTTGAGGTCAGCGTTCTCACGCCTCAAATCACCGAGCATATTTACAGTATGACCAAGCTGTTGCCTCTCAAACTTAATCTGTTCAGCAACCTCTTTGTCGGATTTTCCCTTGAACTTCGGAAAACCTAACGCTTCCCAATCAATTTCGTTTTCTGGTTCTTTTTTTTCTTCTTCATCCTCGCCATCTTTTTCGTCATCTTCTTCCTCTTTTTCCTCGCCGTCTTTAACTTCTTCCTCTTTATCCTCGCCCTTTTCCTCGGCTTTTTCTTCTTCCTTTTCGTCCTCATCTAATACGGCATCATCCCAAACCTCATCAAGCGTAGGTTCGTCCATAATCTTCTTTTGTTCTTCTTCTTTTTTTTCAATCTGTTCTTCAGTCAGCATAATTGCCTCCTTTAGTAAATTTCAGCTAATGACCTTTTCCTCTTGCTTCCCTCGTAGTCAGCTTCGGAAATTTCCATATAGCCTTTTTCTTCTACTTTTCGTTTAAAGTGTTTACGGCCCTCAATGACCTCGTTGTCCAATCGGCTATCCCTTACGCCTGTCATACAAAAAGATGTGTCTGTCTTTAATGCGGGGACTGTGTAATGCCTGTATGCTGTTTCCCCGCACTCACATTTACATCTTTTGTGTGAACCCGACATAAATTCAAACCTTTCGGTCAACTTCCCACACTCACATTTATAGCTGTACTCCGGCACTCTGTTGAGCCTCCATTTCTAATCGCTCTCGTTCATTAGGATTTTCCATTTCGTCCTGTAATGCTTTCTGTTCCATTATTTTCTGTTCTTGCTCTTTTCGTTGCGCTTCCTCGACTTCGGGCAAATACTCGATCATATTCTCAATGCCCGCGTGATAACCCATAGTCTCGATATACTTAATCGCAAGTTCCCACGAACCCATCCCCTCATACAACGGCACTAAGACTTCAAGATAAAACTGTTTCATAACGGCGGCTTTTTTGTCCTTTGTCGCCTCTCGCGTTGAACCTGGACGAACTGAAACATTCGTACTCAACTTGAAAATAAGGGGTGAAAAGGTTTCGTGTGTCCGCCAATACTGCGCCAACTCTGGCCCGACTATCGCATCGGCCCCCAACTGAATAAGTTTTGCGCCCTCTAAAAGATACTGTTGCGCTTCGTCCCAGGGAACCGCCATTAACTGTTTTGTAGGTTCCTCTGTAAATTCGTCCTCAATGTCCAACTCCACCGTTGATACCATTGGTATTTCCTGATGGGCTATTTGTAAAATCTTTATCGCGTCAAGGTTTACAGAACGCTCGTAACCGTCTGGCCCGCCAAGTCTGCGATTTACCCTTTGGTGCGCATTGGCATCGTGAATTGAAGCCGCTAAAGCCGTAACATCTTTGTACTCGCTTGCCCTCGTAGATAGCAACTCGCCCAAAGCAGAAGCATCCCGTCTTTCCTCGGACGCTTGTTTGTATGTAGCCATTAAACCAGGTTCGTATTTACCAAGGTCAACCATTACAATCTTAGATTTACCGGTAGCGTCAATACCGCCCTCGATATAAGCCTTTTTGGGGTCATTTAACCAACTCTCAATCGCTGTCGGAGTCAACCCACTCGCACCTTTTTTAGCTGTAAACTTCTTGCGACTTTGCCATTGTGAGGATTTTTCAATATCGCTCATTACATTATCGCAAAAAGTATCTATCCGGTTCATGTGGTCGTTGTCGGTGTACCCGTACAAATCTTCCGAAACATTGTTAAACTGTAAGGCTGTAATGGGAAATTCGTTGTCGTCCAGTTCGTAAGGCCAATCATCATCACCAATAGAACTTTCCAAACCCTCGACATATTGGAGATACCTTCTGGGCGTTTCCAGTTTCAACGATTCAATAGCTTCGTCTTTTTCGTCAACATCAGCTTGGACTTCCGCATCGTATTCGTCCTCGGTTTTTCTTATAGCCGCATCGTTACGCGCAAAGATATGAAAAACTCTTATCGTCTTGTAAAGTTCTCCGTTATCGCCCTCTGGTAAATTCTGCTGTTCTTTATCGGTAAGCGAACTGCCTGCCTTTTTTATAACTTTCAGTAAGTCCTCTTTTTCCAACTCGTTGTACTTGCTCTTAAACTCCTCAAGGCTTATATCCTCGCCGTAGGCCATCCACGAAGCCTTTTTAATCTGGTTGTCGCAGTCGGGGTCAATGTAAACATCGCAAGTGTTAAGGTAAGTACACGATGGCAGCCATTTTTTTATATCAAATCCGCACAAAGTAAAACCAATGTTCCGTATCAGGGTGCTGTCAAGTTTCATACTCTGCACCGGCTGGACTTCCTGCTCCTCCCATATATAATCCAGCATAGCCGCATCACACTCGGCATACTTGGCCGCATCCTCGTTATTTGAAAAAGCCTTTGTGGGTTGTATGTCAAACTGCGGGGTGTTCTGGTCGAGAAAAGATTTCATGCTCTCGTACAGTAAGCGATAGCCCGAAAGGTAAGGCTGCTTGTTGATATTGTCGTCAACTTTCAGCTTATCCTTTGCCCGCTTCCAAGCCTTGTCAGGATGATTCTTCTTAGCCCTTTTCAGGGAGTTCATCCAATAGTTATATAATTTTTTGTCATCTATTTCAGGCATAAGCCCTCGTATTTCCTTTAGCCATAGTTTCTTTTAGGCGTAAATTTTCGTTTTTCACTTTCCAATATTCGTGCAAATTAAACTCCGGAACCAACTCGTCCTGCTCGTTGTAACTCAACTCTGTTTGGCAGGCGTACCGAACACAATCACAACCATCGTCCTCAACATCGACGGGTTTTTCTTTCGCCCGCCTCTGCGTTAAATCGCCCTTGCTCTCCTGCCAACGCAAATTCTTACATTCCTTAAACGTACGAACCGCATACCTTTGACTAAACGTAAGACACGGAACCTGCGAAAACTCCGTCATCATCGCATTACTCAATTTAAACTGGCGCAACTCGGCAATATCCTCATCCCTAAGTGCCGCCCGGCACAACGTACTCATTATCATTTGATTAACCTTGTCGTAACCGGCGAAAGAATTGTCGGCTAATTCCGCAAAAATGCCGTTTTCGGCATAAATCTCGATTAGCGGTGTTAACGACTCCTCGCTACGTTTACGAGTCGATGGGTCGATTATTGAATTAGCAATAGGCTCATCGCGGTCAATACTGCGTATCAAACGACAGTTTTCCGCTATACTCCTGCCCGTTGAATAAAACTCCCGGAATATGTGCCTATCACCGTACTTATTAACGCCAAACCACACGCAAACCGTAGGATGCCGGATGCCCTGGTCAATCGCTCGATACACCGTCCAATTACCGTCGAATATGTTTATATCCGCAAAATGATGATCGCATAGCAACGGCCATAACCTCTGACCCGTATAAGCCTCGTATGAAATCTCCATTTCCCTTTGCCATCGCGGGTCGGCCATACCGCCGTACCTGGCACTATGACGATTGTTCCAATCGCCCCGTTTCTTAGGGTCGGCAACGTAATGGATGCGTATGTGAACGAAGTCCGACGGCAAACGCCGAACTTGAACGCCCTGCATTACATCTTTAAATGTCTCCGTGTATTCCATAAAATCCTAAAAATGGGCAATAAAAAAAGACAGCAAGTAAGGTGATAAGCCCTTACCGGCTGTCTTTGTTTTATTCTTAGCACTCAACAGATGGCCGTCCGTCAAGTGAACCCTATTAACTTTTCAACCTATTTCCTGAAAACTATCACCACTAAAAGTAAAAGTATTATCGTAATCCATATTCGTAAGCCATCCACTCGTCCCCTCCCCGGTTAGACAATAATCAGTTTTTGCACTCAAACCATTTACCATCAATGAACTTATATAAAATCCTACCTTTTTCGCCGTGTCTGTTTGTGCGCGTGGCCGAAAACCTCTCCGTGCAAAAACCCTGCCATCCGTGCTTATTTCTAGACACGGTGCCGTGTTTGTTTTCGGCGTTCCATTTCTTTAAACACTTAGACACAACTTTCTCCTAATCAATCATTCTTTCCTCGCTACTGTCATATATTGACAACTTTGCTAAAACTTAGGTTAAAACTAAATATAATTTATGTTAAAGAGCCTTAATTCAAATGTACCGCGTTTATAAATGTACCCCATTCGCCGCCATTCGCCGTCGATACCAACTTAATGTCCTTACAGCACGCCAGAGCCGCTGTACGGCATTCGTCGAATTCACCCTCAAGAAAGCCCGCCTCGTCGATGATAGTCGTTGTGGGGTTGTATGAGCGTATCTGGTCGCCACCCTTGGGGATACCTCTAATCAAACTGTTCGTGCCTGGAAATTTCAACGAACAATAACTGCTGTCCGTCTTGCCGAATTGAGGACGTAACCAAAATGGCTGATTTATAGCCATAAAATGCGCACGCTTCACTAACTCGGTGTCCGCGACATCCTCTTTCTTCGTCTGACATATAATCTCCTCCTTATCGCCAAATTGAGCTTTCCACAAAGCATAACTCATCATTAACCATGTCATTCGCATCTGACGACTCTTGTCAATAGTCAAAAAGTTCTCCCGGAACATTAAATCATAAACATAACGCAAATACTCGTCACAAGGAAATCGAGCAACTACACTGCCCTCAACACTCTCGTCCTTTTGGATACTCCATACGTAATTAACCAACCAATACCACGGGTCCTCCTTGCAATGAACTCGCTCGTCCACCTGCCATTCCTTATCCAAAGCAATACGCTCGTAACCTTTATTCTTCGCTGTCATCTGTGGCTCTAATACACTATCAATAGGCATTATCATACAGCTATCTCTTTAACTCATAACCCGCCAACATTACAAACCCATCCGCTATCTGGTCGCCAATAGGCTTTGCAACATTGCCATTCTCATATCTTGTCTCGTAACCCTTACGACCCGCTTCTGAACGCTTAAAAGCTCTATCGCAACAATGCTTTGTGCCGGGCAAAGACGAACCACACTCAGAACATTCTCTTATCATACCTAATAATCCTGCATCTCTTTGTATTGCTCCGGACGCAAATACTCACTACGAGTCTTTCCATTATATTCAAAACGTAACTCACGCAAACCAGGACGGTTAAACTTCGGCAACTTGCCCATCTTGTACAACTTGTCCACAAAACCGTTCTCAACGCCAACGTCCCTTATCTCTAAAACCTGACCATTTATATTTACTCGCATATATCAACCCTTATCATACCTAAACCCCCCTCAATAAAAGACTTAGAGTGAACAGTCGGCAAATATGCAAAAATTTTTCCGAGAGGGTAATATATATATAGGTTTTTACGAAAAAGGGGTTGGTGGGGTCGGCGGTTTTGGGCTGGAATCGCTTAATGTTGCGGATATTCTTTACCTTTTTATCTTGTGGCGGGGCGTTTTCTGGGGTGGTTAGGGTTGGGGTCGGGGCGAGTTCGTCCATCCTCGAGTATTCTGAGCGTTTTTTATACAGCATTAGCAAGGCGTATTTTTTCCTGACTACGTTTTATAGCTTCTTCGGGTTTGGGGCTGTCTTCCGTTGTGCCCGCAATTTGGTCATTGTCCGTCTTATAAAAGCCTATGTGCTTTCCTAGGTTTTCCAGCGCCCGGCTCGCGCTACTGTAATCCTGTTTTATTTGCGATAGGCGGTTTATCTCTTTAAATTCTTCCCGGAGGTATTCCTCGGTTATTTCTAATTTTTGATTATAAAGCCGTTTTATTTCGTTTACACGATTGGTTACGTTATCAGATGTTAACAGCCTACACGCTGAGTGTCGCGCTCCCGGTGAGTTTTTAAAACCAGCTTTTATATAGCTTTGTGTGGCGTTTGCGAAAGTTTCTTTTTCTGACGGCGTGGCGTATAAAATGCAAAACAATTCTTGGCGCGGGCTGTTAAGTGGTTTTCCTGCCGGCGTTTTCATCGCCGATAGTTTCTCAGTTGCGTCCTTGTCTTTTTCTAGTCGATCGAACGTTTGCTGGGTTTTTTTCTTCATCTAATTAATCCATGCGGATGGTCAATTTATCCATTTTATTTTAAATACGTTTGAAAACTGATAACATCCGCATGGCTTTTGCGGGTTCTCCAATTTTTTCATGATTTTTCACGATTTGCGCATTATACCCGCAATGATGCAAAAAGTCAACACCTTTTTTTCTCTTTTTTTATTTTTTTTATTTTTGCCGAAAGCTGCTTTTTCTCTTTTTTTATTTTTTTTATTTGCCCCTGATCAATTATTCTTCCCCTAAAAAAAAATGATATATTTCTTTATTTTTCTTGTTTTTTCTCTTGACTAATTAACTATCAGCCGATATTATAATTAGAGTTAATATTAATCTTTAATGAAAGGGTTTTAAAATGATGATTTTGAATTACAAGTCGAAAAAAGCATTAAAGGAGCAAATTGGTCAACCTTTGGATTATACCGAAACAAGTCTTTTCGGGGCTGAATTTAAGCCCGATGGTGTTTTCTGTGGGTGTAATCGTCCGTACAGCCCAGAATACCCAAAATATGATATTCGCAAGGGTCGTGAGTTTTTCGCAAGTGTTACGATGTCGGGGGGGTTAATTTCTAAGGTTAAGTAGTATTTACTGGGGTAACTATTTTTTACTTTTTTTTAAGGGGTTTAAAATGAGAATGTCAAGGGGAAATATAAAACTCGGGGACGATACTTTAGTTCTCAATATTACAAGCGCAAAAGATTGCCCGTCTGAGCGTTTAGGTTTGTGCAATATCTGCGCAATCTGTTACGCAAAAAAAGCCGAGAGACAATATCCAACAGTTTTACCGTTTCGCCGGATGCAAGCTGTAGAGTTCGATGCGGAGTCCGCAGAGGTTATCGCTAACGGCGTGCGTGCGGAGGTTGTTCGGAGTCGGTCGGCAAGGTGCAAAAAAACGCCTATAAAATTTTTAAGGTTTTCTGAGTCGGGCGATTTTAAAAATCAATGGGACGTTAATAAGCTGTCAAGGGTTGCGGAGTTGTTGCGGGGCGTTGTGGTTGTATATGGTTATACAGCTAGGCGAGATTTAAGGTTTACGGGGTTGTCTAAAAATATGGTTGTCAATGGTTCGGGTTTTATGGTCGATAATATGTTTAGTCCTGTCAAAAAACATACAAAAACCAATTACAATTGTGCGGGCGATTGCAGGGGTTGCGGATTGTGTAAAACCAATTCGCATAAAACTATTGAAGTTTTATTACACTAAACACTAAATTAGGTTTTCAATAGAGGATAAAAAAAATGAATTTACACGAATACAATACAATGTGCGAAATTGTTAACGAAATCGATTTTGTTAATGATGCAAGTGATGTAGGCACTGTGGTTACATTTGATAGCGCCATCGAGGGCTTTGTTTACGATTGTCAAATGTTAGGGGCTAACCAAACCGCTAAATATGTTTACCATAATCCTTGTGTAGACAAAAAAATGGTTATGATGCTCTTGGCATCAGATTTTTCTGGTTGTTAGGATTTGCAATATTAGGTTTTCAATAAATTTTTGACATCGCCCATGTTGATGGTCGTGGGCGATGTCGAATATTGCGAGCGTTTCGCAGTAGGTTGAACAGTTACAGTGGACAGATACAGAAATTTTTTATTGAAAGGGGTTTATTATGGTTTTAACGATACAAAATATCAAAGATGCGATTACTGAGGGGAAGAGGGTTGAGTTACACAATGGGAATTATGAAGTTATTCGGGGGGCGTGTTCACCTCCAGATGAGTACTATTTAATAAGGTGCAAAAGTAATAACCATTGCGTGGGGTTGCATGGGATGGTTGGAACAAAGTATGAAGCGAGGACAAATTATCCCATCGAAGATTTTTACATCGTGGAATAACAATAAAATATTAATCTTTTATGAAAGGGTACACAATGAAATTTAATAGCTTGAACACAAAAAACCTTGGCATAGTCCGTAAGGCTATCGATGGGGCATTGGTCGCAGTAGGCGAAGAACTGAACATGAGCATCAAGACAGGACATTGTAGTTACTCCGAAAAAAATTGTGATTTTAAGCTAAAGGTCGCCTTGATTGGCGAGGATGGACAGGTTCATTCTCAGGTAGCAGAGGATTTTCTGGAGCACGCCAACATGTACGGATTGAAACCCGAAGATTTAAATCGAGTATTCAAGTGCAACGGCATGAGTTACACAATCATTGGTCTTAAAAGCCGAAATACAAAATATCCAATCTTAGTTCAAGTGTTGGACACCAATAAGACTCTTAAAATGACCGCAAGGGGTGTCAGAATGGCACTAAACAGAAAGGAAGATTCTCTAAGTCTGTAAACCGAAACGCTCCTTTCGGGGAGTGTCTACAGGTCGTTCCTGTACTGATGAGGTTATTGTTTTATGAAAGTGAGGTGAAAAATGGATAAGCAAGAATTTTTGAATCAAGTGTATGATTTGGCGCAGGAGGAAAACGCCAAATTAGACGCAAGCATTCCTTTGTTGGACAGGTGGGAAGATGTGTACGATATGGTTGTCGAACGCATCTGTAACGTATCCGCATCGCAAAGAACAGAACGGGAAGTGAAGTTGGGTGCAAAGTTGGATGAGTTGATTATCGCTACTGACATTGCAAGTGGATTTGATGGAACAATGCCAGATGATATAATTGGCGATACGATTGAGGATGCTATCGAGGAGATTTAATGAACATCTTAGAACTATATTTTGGCTATATAACCTTGTGCTTGCGCCATCGTTGGTTTAGGTGGGGTTGTGTTTTATGGTTACTTTTTTATTGACAGGGCAGAATTATGGGCGCGTGCATGGATTGTAGAATTTATAAGATGGACGATGTAAAAAAGGCAAAGGAACAATTTGTAGCCGACCAAGAGTCCGACCGATACGAGAACGGACATTCCTATAGTGGAACAATCGGGATGTGCGCAGGTGTAGGTGGAACAGTTGGTGAGGTCGAAGCTCGCAGGGATGCTTACGATTGGATTGACGAGAACGCTGAGAAGTGGGAGTGCGCCAGAGTTGTCAAATTCAAGGAAAAGGGCAAAAGCTATATTATGATTGGAGGAATTTGTTCAAGCTAAAACAGGGCAGTTATGTATGGCTCGCATCGAGTTCGTCCATTGTGCGTAATTCTGATGCTTGCCTAAATTGACAAAAGGTGAAAAAATGAAGAAAGGTGGTAAGAATGACAATTTTACAAGCAAATTTGGTTAAGGGTTCTGCGGATAGGATGGAGGTAATCATCCCTGCCAACCATGCGCAGACGAAAAAGATTGAACATTGGTTGACATATCTATCGGTTGGATATGTCGAATGGTTACTGAGAAAGGGTTCTGACCCGCATTGTAGCAACTGTAGTGATATAGCTTGTGAGAATCACGGCATGGGTGATGATGCGTGTAAAGGTTTTAAGTATGGCGAAGAGTGGTAGCGGATGCGGTGAGGGTGGATGGGTTCGATTCCCATCCTCCGCTTTGTGTTTAACTGAAACTATATTTTTATTGAAAGGGTAAGAAAATGGAAACTAAAATTGAGAGCAAGCTGGCCTACTGCCCAAAATGTGGGTCAAATGATTTAGAGTACAGCGAAGAATACAGGATTAATGGAGCAAATGAGCCGAAAGATGAGTCAATACATTACCCTTATACTTGCCAAGAATGTGGCTTTAACGGCGAAGAAGTTTATGCTGTAATATTCTGTGGCCACACAAACAGCGAAAATCGTGAAGAATGGTATCCACTTTAACTTTTATTTAAGGAATGGGAAAAATGAATAGCAAAATCATTTTACATCTGTGTGCGGATATGGGAACGGATTCTCAGCCGTACGCAGATGCGGGTTACGATGTACGACTCATCGGTAAGGATATCGGGGTTGAGAATTACCATCCGCCCCCGAATGTTTATGGCATTATAGCCAATCCTGTATGCACGATGTTATCCTGGTGCAGGACGAACGCCAAAGTTCCCAGAGATTTGGAGCAAGGAATGTTTTTGGTTAGGCATTGCCTGCGTATAATCTGGGAATGCCAATATCGGCTGCCGAATCCAAATAGCAAATTGACTACCTTGAAATTTTGGGCTATCGAAAATCCCGCCAAAGGATTTTTGTATCAGTTCTTAGGAAGACCAGTTGCGACCTACCAACCATACGAGTATGGCGATGACTACAGAAAACAAACAGCCCTTTGGGGAAACTTTAATATCCCCCCGAAACTCCCCCCCTTATTGCAGAAGTGTAGCAAGCCGAAGTTCGACAAACTCCTGACCAAGGAGATTCATTACGAGGGTAACGAACATCTGACCCGAAAAGAACGCAGATCGATTTGTTCGCCTGCGTTTGCACAAGCGTTTTTTAAATCAAACCGATAATATTTTTGAAGCTTAGAAAAACTCTTGCCCCCAGAATAGTTTGAACAGATACGAAACAGGCGGCGACATCGGCATTACAAGCCAATCTTTTTTGTTGATTCTTGATGAAACTCCACTCAAGAAATAGTTTTTTTATCTTGTTTGAATGGACATTCGCCACCGCCTAAAATTAAGTTTTTGTTAC